CCGCGGCGTTCTTGAGGGTCAGTGCGGCAGCTGCTGCCATTGAAACTCTCCTTAAGGGAGGATATCCACAAGAGTAAAACCACTCTATAAGGTCCTGCGCTAAACGCGCATTCTGCCCTTCAGCAGAGCCAAAGATGTCATCATCTTCTTCCAATCGCTGGAAAAAGGATTGTTGACCCTAAGCTCCGTAAAAGGGACTTCGAGAGAGAGGTTGGGATCGCGTACATACTCGCGATAGCTGACTTTGGCGGAGTACTCACCTTGCCTCCACGTCTCGCCACCATGTTCAACATGGGAGGGCGGTTCGCGGTACGCATAGGAGTACACGTTAGTTGTCTGAACCATCGCTTTCTTGATAACGACGCCTTGTAAGGCCGTTAGCGCCTGTAAGTAGTCGCCGACTGAAATAAACCAGTCGACAACAAAACTGTAAGGAACTAACTCCCAGACAGTCAGAGCGGGATTGGTGAGCCCGGTCTGCTGTAAGGTCGCTAAGTGTGGACTCTCGAGTTCCACCCAGACTTTCAGGCGAAGATCTTGATCAAACTTCAACGTTTCCGTTAGAAGCTGAGGATCCCCACCACCCCAAGGTACGTAGTAACGCGAATTGTCGTAGTCGTTTCCGGCTACGGACTTGTGCGAAACTTTGTAACTCAGGGGTCGACCCCCAAGTCCGATCTGCTGTGCAAACAGCTCGGCTTGGCCCTTAACATCAGACATGAGAGGTATCCACCCATATCTGTACGAAAGCCAGTTCTTATGAACATCAGGCCTTCGGAGGTTAAGGAGTTCGGCAACTAGCTTTATGTTGCCACGGCGGAACGCTCGATAAGCGTTGACGATTCGTTCGCACGACTCGACAACCAACTTCGAAGTTTTCCGCGCCTCCACTAGCGTCACGGCTAAATTGGACTTTAGGTCCGATAGCTTAGCTAGCAACTTCAACCTGGCATTGAACAGGTTATTCTCCGAGATATCCGCGTAATCTGTACCGACCAACATGTTGCGAAACATGCGGTCGAGA